CTGGTTTTCCGCAAACATCGTTATTTAAAACTTATGCAGTTTTAGGTGACGATTTAGTAATTGGAAATACCAAAGTTGCAAAAGCTTATTTAAAAATTCTGGAAGAACTTGGAGTAGAGTGTGGATTACATAAATCTATACTTTCACCTAAGGGACAAGGTTTAGAATTTGCAAAATCAACATTTATTGATGGTGTAAATTGTTCACCTTTGTCTTTGAAAGAATTACAAAGTAGTTTGAGTGACTTGGCTTCATGATCGGCCTTTGTTAAGAAATGAAATTTATCTTTTAATCGACAAGCTCATATCCTCGGTTTCGGTTATCTTGCTAGACGAAAGTCTTTCAAGAAACTTAATCACGCTTTACAATTAGTTTATTTAAGTTTAATCTTAAAATCTGATTTTAATAGCGATGTATTAAGACTCCGTCGAGGTAATAAGTTAGTCGAATTTGATAAATTACATTTAGATTTGTTTATGAAGAAAGTTATTGCACCTCTTAAAAAAGAAATTTGGAAAGCTTTACAAAATTTTAATAATTTTGATTTAACCACTATGGTTAAAGGGGTCTCTTTAAACCCTAAAACTTGAGCCAAATACTCTTTTCATAAAGATGGTTTACGCCTTTTAATAAAGGACGAATTTAATAACTGGACTCCTAATCATTTCTTAACAGCATATAGAACTACATCCTTTGCTATAATCAATTCAATCGTTGAACGATTAAGCAAAACCTATGATTTATTTAGGTTTCCGCAATTTATCAAAACTTTTGATAAAGCGTTAGGATTATATTTAAAAGTTCATAATGCTAAGGCTGTGGCCAGTCTATCATTCTTTACCTTGAAAGGGGATATTCGTTTACCAAATAGTAAACTACCTTTTCAAGCTAGAATGTTTAGGGCATGAAGCCGTGTTAGTCATTCAATATTAAAAGAGTACAGGAAAGAAAATGCATTAATACTTAATCAACAAAAATTGGAAGAGGCATCTAAAGCTTCCGAAGATGGAATACTCAAGAATACATCCGGGCCAAAATTTGTTTTAAAAGTAACTGACAAGGCGTCAGTCGAAGCTATTCTTGGAAAAGAGTTAGCAGG